ATCTTCTGTAAACTTAGAACACTTTGATGAATGGTCAAAGAACGAACAGTTCATAGATGATTTAATAACCATGTTGGACAACGTACTCCAACACTTTATAGACAATGCAATTGATACAACACAACTAGGAGAATACAATGCAAACTTCAAAAGATTTACAAAACATATCCGAGAAGGTCAGGAAAAGTTTACGAAAGCTACTTACTCTGCTTACCGAGAAAGGTCAGTGGGTCTTGGAGCAATGGGATTCCATGCGTATCTTCAAAAGAATAACATACCTTTTGAGGGTATCTTCGCTACGGGCTTCAACTATCAAGCTTTTCAACACATTAAAAACAAAGCCGTGGATGCTTCTCGTAGACTCGCTGAAGAACGTGGTGAGGCTCCTGATATTAGTGGTACTGGTCTTAGGAATGCTCACCTTTTGGCTGTTGCTCCTAACGCTTCTAGCAGTATCATTTGTAGTGGTACGTCTCCTTCGATTGAGCCATACAGGGCTAATGTTTATACGCACAAAACTCTTTCAGGGTCGTACCAAGTCAAAAACAGATACTTAGAAAAGCTTCTTAAATCTAAAGGTTTGAAAGCTGATGAGCTTACCAAAGTTTGGAAAGACATCGCAGGTATGGATGGCTCTGTTCAACACTTGGATATTCTTACTGATGAAGAGAAGGAAGTATTTAAAACTGCTACCGAAATAAATCAGATATGGATTGTTGAACATGCAGCTAAACGTCAAGAGTTTATTTGTCAATCACAGTCTGTTAATTTATTCTTCACACTTCCAAAGGCTACAGAGTCTCAAGAAGTCCATGATGAATATATGCAGTATGTCAATGATGTTCATTGGTATGGTGCAAACAAACTAAAGTCTTTGTATTACTTCAGGTCTAATGCTGCACGTAATGCAGAGAACGTTAACGTAAAAGTTCCACGTATCAAACTTGATGAAGTGGAATGTTTATCTTGTGAGGGCTAATATGAACTGTTGGCACTGTAACACAAAACTAATATGGGGTGGAGACCACGACATAGAAGAGGTCGATGAAGGCTACCTAATTGAAACAAATCTAAGCTGCCCTAACTGCAATGCAGAAGTGTATGTTTATTTACCAAATAATAAGGAAGAAGAATGAGTCTATTAACAAAAAGAATACCGTATAAACCTTTTGAATATCCATGGATGTTTGATTATTTTGATCTACAAAATCAAATGCATTGGTTGCCTAGAGATGTTCCCCTTCATACCGATGTAAAAGATTGGCAAGATTTATCATCTAACGAAAGAAATCTATTGACACAAATATTTAGATTGTTTACTCAGTCTGATGTTGATGTGGGTTCAGGATATGCTAATCGATACATCCCTCTGTTTGGAGGTAAACCCGAGGCATTACAAATGATGATGGCTTTTGGTAATATGGAATCTATTCATCAACAAGCGTATAGTTTATTACTTGATACAGTAGGGATGCCGGAGATAGAGTACAAAGCTTTCGCAGAATACGAAGAGATGTCTGATAAGCATGAATACATTAGTGGGATTAAAACAACTAAAAAAGATAAGAGAAGCATTGCAAAAACTTTAGCAGTCTATTCAGCCTTTACTGAAGGTTTGCAGTTGTTCTCAAGCTTTGCAATCCTCCTTAACTTTCCACGCTTTGGACGCATGAAAGGTATGGGTCAGATTGTTACCTATTCTATTCGTGATGAGTCTTTACATGTTGAAGCAATGACAAAGTTATTTAGAGAATTTATTCAAGAGAACATAGAGATATGGACAGATGATTTTAAAAAAGAAATCTATGAGATATGTAGAGAGATGGTCAAACTTGAAGATAAGTTTCTTGACCTAGTGTTTGAGATGGGCGATATACAAGGTCTTACCAAGAAAGATATGTATGCTTATAATAGATATATAGCTGACAGAAGATTATTACAATTAGGATTAAAGACTAACTACGATCAAAGAGAAAATCCTCTTGGTTGGTTAGATGAGGTCATGGGTGTGGAGCATCAAAACTTCTTTGAGGGAAGGGCAACTTCTTATATGAAAGCCGGTCTACGTGGTAGGCAGGATAATATAAACTTTACATCACTGGAGAACGAAGATGGTAAATAATTCTGAGGCAAACTTAGTAAGCTTCAAAGTCTTATTAACGAGAGACAATAAAATCGTTACAGAGTTCAGTATGCTACCCGAGAATGAGGTAGATAATATTTTTGATATAGATGAAAGAGACTTGATAAAGGCTGTACTACGTTCAGGTAAGTACAAGATGTCAGGTCTACACGATTATTTTAGAAGAGAGTTACAAGCTTTAAAGTTGGGGTAGCGTTTAAACTACCCCCAACCTTTACTTAGATATCTTAATCTTTATAGGCTTTTTCTCTTCAGGAATAACTCTTTCCATTTCTACAGAAAGTAATCCATTCTTTAGAGTTGCCTTTTTGATTTCAATATCATCAGCTAGATTAAAACTTCTTTTGAAAGAACGTTGAGCTAGTCCTTGATGAACTAAGTTCTCACGTGTCTCTTCGCTTTTGTCGTAAGAGATTGTTAAGGTTCTTTCTTCAAGAACAATATCAATGTCCTTGTCAGTAAGTCCTGCCATAGCCATTTCAATTGTATAGTTTTCTCCATCCTTAATAAGATTGTAGGGTGGATATTGTGGCACTGATTTACCACGAGATTGTGTCTTCAACATCTCATTAAAGAGTCTGTCAAATCCCACATAGGTTGGTGTGAATAGACCGTTAAGGTCCAATATATTTCTGCTCATAATATACTCCTTTTAATAAGCAAGTTTATAATAGCCTTAGAACGCCCATAGAGCCTTTCTAAGGAGTTATTGTTAGTCTCTCCTTACGTCCTTCTTCCCATCAGAACGAGCTATTCTAGCAACGTCTGGTGGAAGCTTTAACGCAGTCCTTACTAACGTGTCGATACGTATCATGTCATTATCCATTTGCCTTATTCTATCAATCAAGGAAACAATCATTGCATGTTGCGTATCTAATTTCTTATGTATGTCCGAAATTAAACTTTTAAAGAGTGTCCATACTAAATAACCTAGACCAATTGCAGCAGCTGCCGGAATGCCTATAGTTTCTATAGCACTGATAAACTCTTTCACTACTCATCTTTATCAGGAGTATTAGAAGCACCAAAGTAAAAAGATATTACTGCACTTGCCAAGCCCCCTAAATAACCTAACACTAAAGACACGATAGTATCTGAAGTACTGTCAGGCGGTTGTAAAGTTACTAAGAATATGTAACCAAAGAACCCTGTTAGTGTAACGGTTCCTAATATTCTAGGTGTCCAATCTTTGCTAAATTTCTTTCTAGCATCTTGTTTATCGTCCACCTCTAATTCAAATACGTCAACCTCTAGCTCTTTCATCTGAACTTTAAAATCGTTCTCAGCCATTTTAAGTTCAGCCATTTGTTCAGCTGTCAGGTTGTTCATTGCTTGTTCTAAAGACTTAGGATTGTTTGGTACACCTAAGATAGAACTTAATATCTGTCCAGCTTGTCCACCTATTGGACCGCCTAAAGCTGCACCAAGTGTCGGTGCTAAACTTCCTAAAATATTTTTTAATTTACTCATTGTAATTCCTCTTGTGTTATGGTACCTTCCAATAAATCATTGACTGCATCTAATAAATAATCAGGAACATCATCTGCTAATGGATTATCTTCGCTGTATGCAACCATAAATGCCTCTACTAAAGTTTCATACACAGGTCTAAACTCTTCACGCTTTATCCAAGCTAGTCCAGACTTTGTACGGGCTTTACAATCTATCCGATATGCCACGTCCATTTGTTTCTCTGTATAAAGTAGCATTAGACTTGTTCCAATACCATAGCTTGTAGTTCTTTACTACGTCTGCCCACTTGTTTAAACCATCTACTGTCTTCCATTTGTTTAGCCATTTCTTCCCAGTCATGGTTTTGACAAGCTGCTATCGTGTTATGAAACTTTGAAAGCCTTGAACCACCCAGATTAAAACACATATTAACTACGACTCTTTGAATAGGTTCCGGTAAGTTTTGAAACACATGGTCGCCACCGATAACATGGATAGCTTCCATATAATGTTTGTCAAAGTCTTCATCAAAGTACATATCAACTACTTCTTGACTGACAGGTGTACCAACTTCCCAAGTGTACTCAGGGTCACTAGGCTGACAGAGATGTCCAACACCAAGAGTTTTATAGCCTAGACTATCTTCATAGATTGCTAAGACTTCACCCTCGTGTCGTTTTATTTCAGCTTTACAGAGTTCCCTGTTCATTTTATTTCCCAACAATTTCTGGATAAAATATTTGTCTATCCC